CGATCTCATGTGTTACGTCCGTAGGTGAAGCTGTATTACCAAGCAATAGCATGTCTTTGAAGGTATTTAAAGTAGTAAAACTACCGGTTACATATAAAAGTGTAGTTGCTGTTGTCGAGCTTATTTTGAGTCCTTCAATTTGACATTTTTGAACTCTTTGTGTCGTTGCTGTCTTCTCTCCAATTCTTAAAACATTCGTTATTGACGTAGAAGATATTGTCGCTCCATAACCAGTAAGTCGACTTTCTTTTCCTGATTCAAGTGCCACCTCGTCATTTGTATTATAAATACCCGGCGGAAAGATAATATCATATTGTTTTCCTGCTATGGCAAGGGCCTCAGCGGCGTCAAATGCGGCCTGAATAGCGGTCGTATCATCATTGCCATCATCTGGGATAGCACCATATAAAGAATCGGTAATATCTATTTTAACCGCAAGTGCTGCAAAATTAGCTCTTATTTCACCGGCCGCATCATTCCATAATGAAGTATCAGCAGGCAGAGTTACATCAAAGGCACCAAAAGCGAAGGTGGACAATAACATTATCATTAACATAAATTTTTTCATTTTATCACCTATAATAAATAATTACTTGGACTGTTGCTGTTTTATTACCAACCTCACCTGCATCTGGAGCGGCACTTGGTGTAATAGTTGCAGTAAGTGTGCCATTTACCAGAGCCGGGTTAAAATCTGCATCAGGCACGGCTTTATTGCTTAATGATTTTTTATAATGTGTTTGGTTATCTTCTAAACCTGCTTCGGAATAAATCGTAGCGTCTGTTGCTGATGCTATTGCTACAGTATAACTTATAGCATCTTCAGTATCAGAAATAACAATTTCAATAGCCTCTATAATGCCATTTATATTAGCTAATGTTGCTGCAAGTGCATCTGAGGCTGTTGCAGGAAATGTTTGTGCGGCAAATGCTCTGCTGGCTACTGGGTACCGCCCATCTAAATGTCTTTTATCTGCCATAATTATATTCTCCTTAAAATCTTGGCTCTGCTACACGTCCACGCATAGATAGCCGTTTCTTTGTTTTTATTGAACTTAAACGATAATCTGCGAGACTAAAATTAGGTATGCCCGTAAGCTCCGCTATTCGTCCCTGTCCGCCCCGTGGAGCCAGATACGCTATCGCAGCACCTAAGGCTATCATCGGCCCCCATTTAATATCTGCAGGGGCAGTAGCAGCCTCCAGTGCCGTCGGCCTGTTCATTTCGCTGGCAGCTTTAAATAATCCAATATCGTCGGGTTTGGGCCTCAAAAACAAGGTATTGTTAATGTATAAAGCGCCCGTTGGTGTACCTCTTTTAGCAGGATCGCCGTTGGTATAAGTATCTGTAACGGCGGCATCATCGAGAGCAGTTGTGCCGGGCACAAATCCACCGGCATCGGTGCTAATGACAGTAACAACCCCCATATAAGCGGTGTCGCTATCAGCATCCGGCAGACCCGCTATAGCCAATGCCGCGGAGTTATAACCCGTAGCGTTACTATCAGCCTCATAAATCGTGATAGTGCCATCAGCGTCTATCTTCAAACAAAATGCTCCGTATTTGTTCTGAGGCACCGTATTGAGTCCACTAAAAGATGTTTCAGCCGAGGCTTTAGAATAAGACCAGCCGCTGATCTCATACTTAAAAGCATTGTTTAAAATCGCTTTGGTGTCCGATGAACCTATGGCAAGTGTAGGAGAGGTAATATATTGTTCGTCATCCGGGTATTGTTCAAAATAATAGTTTTTGTCTTGATAGAACGTTATTTCGTCCCCATTCACCGTCATAGGCTCCATCAGCTTTACTATTGTCTGGGCAAGGGTATATTCGCCATTATCAACCGCAGTAAAGGCCTGAGTAAAAAACGCATCGAAGTTAGTTACAAGGGCATCTTCAGGGAAATAGTTCTGATAATAATCATTTATCAACGCATAAACGTCGGCATCTGATATGTCAGAAGTTGAATTTCGCCCCGTCAACTGCCGCCATCGAGTTGCTATCTCAGATAAAACCCATGTAAAATCGGCCATAATTTACCTTGCCTTTCTGAGTCAAAGGCATGCGGCAGTTAAACAGGAAAGAAGTCAACCACCGCAGCCTTGTTTACTTAAATTATAGTATAAGAATTTCCACCAACAATACTCCAACCGGTTCCACTGGTGTAAATCAGGGTTACAGTATCACCGAGGGCATCAAATGTAATGCTCGTTCCACCATTGAAAGGAGTCGGGGTAATTGTAGTAGTTCCTGTTGCGTCTTCACAGATAAGATAAAGTATCTGGCCTGGTGTTCCATTGGCGATAGTAACAATATCACCACCTGCGTCCGCACCAACCGTAATTACTATGTTTGTCAATACTGCTGCGGTGGATGTTCCGCCGGCGGGAATGTCCTGTATAGCAGCGTTCACTAAACTGCCACTGACATTAACAAGCCCGGCAGCCGTTAGCGTTATGTCATCAGCAGCGTTAAGTTCAATGTCGCCATTAGAGGCACCATCAGCGTTAAGCAGAATACCGCCATCAGTTGTTTCAAGGTTTATCGCATCACCTGCAACTGTACCGGTTGCATCGACTTTAAACTGATCTGCCTCAGCATCCACTGTAGTAAACAGAACGTTTCCAAGATTGCCCGTGAGAGTATCTTCGGAAGTGTCCCATTTGATATAATTGCCAGTTGTGTCGCCATAAAACGTCCAATCTAATCCGGCATCATCAACTCCAACAGCAACTGAACCCGTTCCAGCAACTATCTGTCCGATTGTAAGAAGATTTGCAGAGCTTGAACTGATTTGAAAATACTCCATTATTAGCGGCACCTGTGCCCAAAAGCAAACCAATATCATCATTAAGATGATAAGTGCCAGAGCCCACCGAATCCCTAAGATATTGGCTTAATAAGTCGGGGTTTGAAGCAATGTCATAGTTAATATCCGTNGCTACATAACCAGCATTTGCTATAACATTTATCACAAACAACAGGNCAATNATCATNGTGGATACTATCAGTTTATTTAACACACTGCCTTCGTCTTTTTTCTTTTTCTTTTTCTTGGGTTGCAGTGCCTCTATTGCACCGGCATTCTGCTCCACTTTAGCTTCTATAAGAGCCTGGTTCGCAAAAATATCATTAAATAGTTGAGTTACTTCTTCTGTCGAATCGCATTCACCAAATCTTACTTTTCTCATAATTTACACTCCTTAAGCATTGAGTTTCACTAATTGTTCTTTTGTGAAGATTGGTTGTAATAAGAATCTGGGCTTAACAATAGGGATATTTCCTTTGATATTGCCAGTTTCCGGATCCCAAACCGTCTTGTGAGTTACATAAGTTAAACTTGAAAGATGTTCATACACACTATAAGCCAATTTCACCACTACACCGGGGAATAAGTGATAACGTGGGCATTTCTTAAAACCCTTTGGATTATTGGGGCCATACATTCCACGCTTGCCACTGTACGCAAACTCAAGATCAGCTCCCGAAGTCTCCATATTATAAAAGCGAACCGTTATTTCCGGATCCGCCTCTGATACTGCTACCGCCAAAGATTCTTCATTTACTTTCTGAGCCTCAGATTTGCGAGAAGCGTCTATCTTAAGAATGTTCTCAATGATAACAACCTTTGTTAGCTTATCGTCAATCTTAAAACCTAAGGCCGTATCTGCGTACTTGATTAGTTCGGCTTTAGTCATAACTTCAAGCTGTTTGCTGAGTGGTCAAGCCTCGCTTACATCACTGTTTACCGGTGTCTGAATCTTTTGTTCCATTATGGTTTCCATGCTACTTTTCTCCTGTTTTTAAAAAAGTTTCCAAAATATAAGGGACGGCCCAATGCCGCCCCCTATTAAAAATTACATTATACTGGTGAACCGGCTACAACTCCGCCCGCATCTGTATCAGCAGGATCTTTGTCGGCTCTGATAGCCTCAACATAACATTGAAGGCCATTGGTATTATTGGCTACACTGCCACCGATTGTGATACCTTTAACGCCGATATTCTTAACTTTGCTATCTCGGCATATCCAGGTATTTGTGCCATCGGAAACCGTTGTACCGGGTACCGTCGGCCACGCAGTCGGTTCAGTACCATAAACACCCGCTGATGCGGTACATTCGTAAATGTAACCATTCTCGTTACCGCTTGATGGTTTAGTTACCGTACCAAGTACCGTTGTCGTCCTGGCTGTTGGTTGTGCCGTACCGGCAACAAAAGCTGACGGCATTGATGCTGATTGCTCACCTTCACCGTTTGGAGCGGGAAGCAGTACTTTCTGAGTAACTGTATCGTACTCAGAAATACCCGTTACCGCTGTCGTTAGCCGGGTAGTTACACCGCTGGAACCGGTAAGCAATACGCCATACATCGACTCATCGTCAACCATCCGTTTGAACCATGTTGTAATATCAACATTAGTAGCGTCATCGATATACATCTTGACAAGATCCGGTATGAATCCCAAGTCGAGAATAACGGCGGCACCATCAAGTTCAATATGTCTAATTACTGTTTGCATTTTAATTGTCCTTTCTGGCTATTAGCCGTTAGTTGCTTTGAGCACGTGAATAAAGAGATCGTTAAGGATTCTGGCCACCTGCCACATCTTCCAGCCAACCGTAGATACTTGGTTTAGAGGATCTGCTGTTCCCGCTGAACCAAAACCCTTGATTATGGCCTGGGCATTGCCACCGCTTATATTTACCGAACCATAAGCCTCTTTCGCTATGATCGGACAAGAGTAATATGTACTGCCATCATAGTAGCCCTGAGTGGTTGTAAGCCAACGAACATTGCCGGTTGCTCCCCATTCAGCCTCATCTACACCTTGCTGTGCAGCATAATTAGCTACTGATTTAAAACCCGCTACATCTTCAAGATCATCTTCAAGATCTGTATCTGCAATTCCCCAGTAAGCTGGACGAATTGGAGAAGTACCCTGGCCTGTGCCGCCTCTAACTAAACTTGTCATATAGTCGGCGTTATTGCCTCTCAAAGTACTTCTTACAGCATCAATATCGGTTTTATTTAGCAGAGTTGCTGTGCCGCTTCCATTAGAACAAATTGTACTTGAAGCAGAAGATGCCAGCACATCTCTGACAAGTTGATCGATGGTGTTCATCATTTGATCGTTTTGGCGGGTAACCTCAATCGTGATATTGGGATCTTGTACCGTCAAATCAACAACGTCGGTTATCGTGCAAAAGTCGCCATACTGACTAACCTCAGCCAATATATCAACTTTACTCTGTTTATGCCCGTTGGGGGTTATTCCTTCAGTCAATGGTGTTGTTGCCGCAGAGTATCTGCTATACCGACGAAACTTCATTGTATTGCCGCTTTTGCGAGCAATACTAAACTTTTGTGCAAATTTGTTATGCACGTACTTCGGAGTTGGCGGCTGTAATAGTGTACGTTGGTACACTATATTTATAGCCGGATCCACTTCCGCAGTTGTGGTTAATGCGTCTGCCATTAGTTATCTCACTTTCTTCCCGCTATAAAGCCTTATAGAGCCTTATAGAGCCTGGCTCATAATCTTCTCGTTGTGTGCCCGTAGTTCCTCATCACTCATAGCTTTAACTGCCGCGATACTGTCGAGCTGGCCACCGCCTTTAGCGGCACTTATGGATACCTTTTTATTGGCAGCGGCTATCTTAGCCTCTGCCTTCTCGGCAGCAATCTGTTCGGCGCTCTTGCCTTTTTGATTCTTTGAGGCAAGATACTCCGGATCATTCTTGGCAATCTCATAGGCGAGCAATGCGGCGTTCGGACTGGACTGAAGAATCTGTGCCAGTGCGGGATTATTGTCTAATGCTCGTTTTAGTGGTGGTGCATACTGGAAGGTGTTACCTACCTGTATACCCACTATTTCTTTAAAATCAGGAAGTTGCGACTGCGTCTGTTGAGCTGTCATGGCCTGCGTTATCTGTCCAACAAGGCCGGTTAAAACCTTTTTCATCTGCCCAGCTGTTAGATAATCGTCGTCATCTTCAACTTCGATCCCCATAGCCTTGAACAAATCAGCCTGAGTTGGTTGATTAGGCTTCGCCGTTGAAACTCTGTCAAGTTGCTCTCTGAGAACCGCCGCTTCTGTCTCAATCTGCTGCCTTTTCTGCCTCTCAGCAGTGGCCGCAGCCTTAAGGCCCGCAACTGCATCTTCCTGCCCAGCGGCATCCTGGGACCCGGACTGCTTATCCGAAGCAGTACCTTCGCTATTGCCCGCATCTTCGACTTGGCCGGCATCGTCAAGCCCTGTATTTTCTTCTGTGCCCGTGTTTTCTAACTCGTCCATTACTTTAACTCCTATTGGCCCGGCGGCGGCCTGAATTCGCCCGTTCTGCCCGTTAACCCGGCATCGGTATTAACAAAAAAAACCCGCAATCCTCACGACGAGGTTTGCGAGCTTCTGTTAGTCAGTGTAACTCTTATTATTTATTTAGTTTTTATTTTTCTTGTTTAGTGTTATTTAGTTTCAAACACTCTTCAATGTTTATACTAACCTCTTTTCTTCCCGGCTGCAAGTTAAACCTAATCGATCCATATGTCTCTTGGAAAATCGTTTGAAGTAGTTTGCCTATCTGCAATAATTGTTTTTTCTCCTGTTCACCAGTCATTTGCCTGCTTTCTTAGTTTTAATTTCACCCTGATGGATTTGGCCGTTAATAACGCATATATGTTTATATTGTCCTTTAGCTACCCCAAAATGTTTATCGGGCCCGGAAATTGTTCTTATCTTTCCACCATTACGTCTGCATTTCTCAAATCCCGCCGGCATTAGTTTGTACTCCAAATTAACGGAGCGCCTTGAGCACTCTTCCATATAAACTTACTGGCCTTACCCATTTGAGTGCCCAGTATAATTGGTTTGTCAGGAGGCAGTATATAAATGCACCTGGCCTCACCGATTTTATTATCTATCCGCCACAAAGATGAATTGACAAGTGGCACTGCAGGCGGTTTGCTGAGCAATACCAAAGTAGTGTGCACCACATGCTTATCGCTAAAATCAACCGTCTTTTCACCCTCAGGCCCCTGATTTAACAACCTGTTATGTCTTTTGGCCGGTGGCCCAAGATAATTATCTCTGGTTGTTACCAAAATATAATAAGGATTAAAATAGCTCTCTTTGGCCATAATAACCTTAGTCAGCATCTTATGCAGTTCGTTAGTCATCCACAATGTTACATCTTGAGCCAATTTCATGATTTGGCCCTCGCTTCTTGATTTTGCTGGCTAATTTGTTCCAAACTTACACCGTAATTGATAAGATCCAAAAATCTACCTATCGTCATATCGTTAATCTCTGCCAATGTCTTGGCTCTGTTTAGTGCAGCGTCCGATTGATCCTCAACGGCCTTGGCTCTGCGTTCCTCAGCTATACCGCGGTTGCCAAGTATTTCACCCTTAGCTCGCTCTGTTTCAAGCATTTGTGCNTGNTCTTGCATTTGTTCGGCTTTTTGTTGTTTAGCCTGTTTTTGTTGNTCNANCTGCATTACCTCCTTCATAACCTCACTCTTTAAGGTTATTGGTGCGTTTTTAAGCAACATCGGCCAACTTATCGGAGCTGGATCTTGTAATTTTAAACCCAACTCCTTCATTTGTACCAAATCTGCGTATAACATATTTCTTTGCGTGTCGGTTATCATGCCCTCGACAGCAACCGCATCATATTTGCCAAAGTCCTGATTATAGAATTGTGGCGTTGGTGGTTGATTTAATATCCGCTGTACTTTTTCTGCGGGATACTGTTGATAAAGTTTAAGTAATTTACTGCCTATAACCTCCTGGCTCAGTCCCAAATTATGGAACAAATCTTTCAATCCTATCAACCCTCCCATTGTTCTTAATTTAGCCAGTATTCCGGCGATTTGGGGATTACCACCCTGCGCAAAACCTGTCATCTCCTCATTAACACCTACCATTTTTGGCATTTGTCTGTCAAATAAATCATGTAATTGGAACATCCCAGGCGGAATATCAGGAACCTGTCTATCCCTCGCTCGCTGTTGCGCTAAGGCGTCTTTTTTAAATAACCTCGGCCTGCCTGAACCAGTGATAAAAGCGTCCTCATCGTCAACCAAAGCATCTTCTTCATAGTCCAGCCCTGCACCTATCTGTTGCTCAAACATCGCCATCATGCTCATCATACGTTTATCTGCGGCACGCTGAGAATCAACTAAACTCCTAACTATTCCTTGCAACTTCATATCCATTCTGTCGTAATCAGGATCATAATACGCTATTATCGGAGTGAAACTAAAATCGCCTATACCAAACGGATCTGTTCCGTGATAAACCTCCTTACCCTCNAGNAACATAGTTACATCCACGGTNCTGATCCANCGGCTTATAACTGTAATCATGTTCGGATCTAAACCGAGCTCAGGAATTAACTGGACAATAAACTCATTTAACTGCCGCTGTGTACCCTGCCAAATTATCTCTTTGTTGATAGGCTTAATTAGTATAACTTTCTTCTCAATCGTCGTTCGCTGCTGGAACTCGTCATAAGCCAGTAATTTATCACCGTATAACTCAGGCCTCGTGTAGTAAGGATACATCTCATCCTGGCCTGCACGTTCCACTGCTGCACTAATTGGAACACCCGGAAGTAGCATTTTAGCGTCATCAGTGGTGATATACTTCCTCATCATTCCATAATGACAATCTTCTAAATCACGCCTGGTAAAGGTTGGATCGAGCAAAAATTGGTTATAGCCGAATCTGTCAATCTTGGTATCCTCATTCCTGTCATTAAAGACATTGACAAGATTCATGCCACACTTTAACGCACCCTCAAAAGCATCAGATATTAAGTGATAGCCGTTATTATGACGCATAACCCACGTGTTTATGCCCGTGAGTTGCTCAGCTGTCATATCGTCGGCTCTCTCAACCGGATCAAACTTAATACTCTTAACATTATCTCTTTGATAACCAGCAATCCACTTAACAATCCGCCTAATAAGCGGGAAGCTCATTGCCTCTCGCTTCTCTTTAAGAAATCTACGCTTATCGTTCTCGCTCCACGGATCACCTAAATATACTTTTAAATCATTCTTTGCACGGAACTGCCATATACCAAAACCCGCACTGGCTTGATCGTAAGCCGCTTTATAGTCCTTTTCTCTATCTCTTGCCGTAGCCATTTAGTTATATTGCTCCTTAAGTGCTCGCCATTTTATTTTACTCATGCCCCCGGTGGCCTTAGATTTTATCTTGCACTCCTGAACACCTAAAGACACATATCGCATAGCGTCGGCGGGATGATCATTTCCATCTTTTTCCGGTAATCCGCTATAAACTGGGTTCTCATCAGTACTTAAGCTTTTGTTCAATTTTTCATGATATTGTTCAATCTTGGCCAAACCAGCCATACAATTTTTACCGAAGTAACACATATCAAGGAATTTGGCTGTTCGCTCGATTCCTTCGTGTACATTATGCTCTTTTTTAAGCGGGACACAATTAAAGCCTAACCCACGCATAGTCTCAAGAGCCGACTGCCCTGTAACAATCCTGGTGGAGTTGCTATCCATATCGCACGGTACAATCATATCAGCGTACTTATAGCCTTTAGTTTTCTGCCACTCACTAAATAAAGTTGCGTAGGAGTCCAATCCTACACCTGAATCCTCATAATAATCGATAAAATGAATGTTAGTGCCGATATTTTGAACAAACCAAAACGCACTTGTGTATCCGATGTCGCCAACAATATACACATTATAATTAGGATTATGATTAATATGCCCTATCCTGTCTAATCTCCTTAATCTGGTTAATTTAGGTGCGTAGTAAGAGCCCCTAACCGCTTTCTGGCTAATCAAACCTCTAACTCTTACCCTGTACTCATCAGAATCTTCACCGTATTTACTCCTAATCCGCTCCTCATATTGCCGGCCATATACACCAGGGATGATGTTCTTGCCGGTTTTGAAGTTGGGAGTGTCTGTAACTGCTATATTTATATAATTGAATGACGAGTCTTTCAATGCCTCCGCAAATTCACCTGCGCTGCTCGTAGGATTGCCAATAGCTACAAATCGTTTATATGGGGCTCCAATATGTTCAGCTGCTCTCCAGATCTCCGGCAGTATACCTGCCGCCTCGTCAAAGATAATCAATAATGATTCGTTATGATAACCCTGGAATGCTGTAGCTTCTTTCGTTACAGTGTCTGGCTTTGTTGAAAAGCCGGTGGCGAACCACCGCATCCCAGTCTCCGCTTGCAGATCAAGCATTGTCGTTGTAAGCTTGCCGCCAATAGCCACAGTCGCGTTACTGTGAGCATCTCTTATCTCTCGCCAGAGTAAATCTTTAACTTGTGTGCCCGTTGGAGCAGTAGTTACTACGGTGCTTGGGCAGTGGCTTGCAAGAAATGTAAGTGCTAACCTGCCAAGCGAAAAAGTTTTGGATACGCCGTGGCCAGCACCTACGACAGTCCTCTCATTATCCCGCATCGAATCAGCCATTTCCTTTATTTTAGACCAAAGAAACGCTCTTTTAACGTCTAAGGCTCTTATCATAAATTCAGCCGGATCTTCTCTACCTATCCGGGCAAGCTCAACCGCATTATCTATCACTGTGCTCGGCATTTAGTTGCCTCCGATAGCGCAGTTGCGAAAGAGTCCGCTTTTTGTTTGTTATCCTCTAAGAAAATACCGAGATACTTCCCTAAGCTCTCGAGCGCTTTAATCTTGTCGCTTACCTTATAGATCTTGCTCGGCTTATGAAATGCAATAGAAGCAAACTCGGCCACAACTTTCTCAGGTGTAACTCCCTCATTTTTAGCTAATACTTTACGCAATTGTTGGATTCTGGCCTGAACAACAGGTTTTAACAAGTATTGAGGCCCAGTTACGTTCGATGTTTTTACGCTATATCCCGCTCTTCTGGCTGCCCCCGAGGCATTTAAATCGACTAAGTATTCATTGCAAAACTTCTCTTGTTTAGCTGTTAATTTGAGTTTATTTTTAGAATTGCTCATCAATTATTATCTTCCAAAATAACCCTAAGTGCGTGCATTTCTTCGGTTTCAAATTGATTGATAGCTTCTACTGCTGAATTGAGAGCTTCACCCATTTCAGAGCTGCATCCAGCTCTTTGGAGCAATAGTAGATTCCTATTGATCTCACAACATGCGTTTGATATTGCCGCCAATTTTCCATCCATAAAAGGTGATATTATCAATTATGTTGTTTTTTGTCAACGTAAAAATAAAAAAATGTTGTTTTTTGTCAACGCGCCCTTACCTATGTATAAGTAGAAAGCGGATTTTTGAAAAAATCCGGTTTAGTCCGGTTGTTACAATAATAAGACGATTGCTATCTTTTAATAATTTTCTTAAAAAAAAGTTTAGTTGTAAGTGTAGTATTTGTAGTTATTTATAAA